AACCATCTTTTTGTCTTTAGTCCAATAATATACCAAGTTCTATTGGATCGTTTACAACTTATAACATCTGCCTCACTAGGATGTTCCGTGCCAATCGGATGGGAATGTATTACAGCATGGATTCTGCCATATCTATCTTCTGTATCAGCCCAATCTGAAGGATCTAACAAGAACTGCAAATCATTATGTAAAGCAAGATTCTTACAAGGAATATACTTATCTTTATTCAAATAATTAACAAGGAGTCCACATGATTCTCTAGGTGCTTCCTGTTCTGCATGAACAAGAGCATCTTCCTGCCATGTCATTGATTTATAAACGTACCAACACCAGGAAACAGATCTCTTGTAACAACTCTTTTAGGAAGTTGTAAATTAATTAAATCAAGCTCAGATGCCAATTCAAATTGCACTACTTCTCTGTTCTCAACTACTTTTCTATCTATAAAATATATTTCTTGTGGTAATTCCTGTGTTGTATCAGGAGTTCCGAATGGATTTGTGCCGCCAGTAAAGTTTGCAGCATCTAAATACCTTGCAAGAGTTCTAATCCTTGTAAATTTTGCGCCATTTAAATCATTATTGGCAGTGACAGCATTAACAGTGGCGAACAAAGCAGTGATAGTTCCTAAAATATTACTGATTGTAAAGGTAGGACGAGGGATAGATTTAGACGCTCCATCAAATTCAAACCCTTCTGCCTGACAAGGAAACTTTTGATATGTATTACCTTGCCAAATAATATCGGTATTATCTAATTTATTTGTACCTGCATGAAACCTTTGCACATCTGTAGATCCATGTAATGTGCTATCTAGTGTCAAAGTAAAAAGTTCAATAATAGAACTTGGATTAATTTTCTGTAATTCTGATACTGGTATTGGCATTAGGGTTCAAATACCTCTCTGAATGTAACTTGTACTCTTGCACGATTTAAATATGGTATTGATTTGTTCCATGATTCGCAGACAAATTGAGAAGAACTAGATTGTCCTGGTGGTGTAAAAGTAAAGCTGGCACTATCAACTGCTCTAGCATCTAAGAAAGTTTCAATAGTATCTGCATCTGTTTCTGATACCTCAAAAGTTAGATTAAATATTTTAGGGTTTTGATTTAAGCCAAAGAGTAATCTATGTTCATAACCATCACCAAGTCTTACTGTTTTAGTGTTTGGTTTTGATCTTTTTTGAACTCCGTAGGTTGGGGTAATCGAGGGAAAGGTAGCCATTATGCAAGTAAACCTCCAGGACGTTTTTGTTTAATTAATTCAGATTGTATAGCAGTAGCTATGGCAGAGCCAAAAGCATTTGCTTGTTCTTCATCACCTTCAACAGAAGAACCAGACGCATCTACATTTACTACGATATTTGTTGAACCGCCCATACCACCTAATTCATGGTTTGGAATTATAGTTCCTGGTCTGTCAGGAACAAATAATTCAGCACCTCTTTCTCCAACAATTGAAGGTTTTCCAACAGGAGGTCTACCACCATCAGCAAAGAATCCACCAATTCCAGGGATTGCTCTCAAGAAAGAAGTCGCAGCAAAGTCTATAAGCTGTCTTTGAATTGCTCCGAAAACACTACGGGCTACATCGCCAAGAGTCTTAGTTCCGTTTATTGCACCTTCGATTGCATCAACAAGACCACTTTGGATTGAATTAGCGATTCCATCATATAACTGTCTAGTGCGTTCAAGTTCTGCTTTTAATCGAACTTGTCTATCTATTTCAGCTTCATCAAATTTAACTCCAGCTTTCTTAGCAGCTTCAATCAATTTTGTTTTTTCTCTTATAATTTCAGCATCGCTACTTCCTAAAGTTACTGCATTTTCGAGAAATGTAATTTGATCTGTTAACGATTTTGTTATCTGATCATATTCCATTCTTGCTAACTCTGCTGCTTTTTTTCTAGCATCTTCAGCGTTTTTTGCTTTCATCAATAAAACAATTTGATCGTCTATGCTTCTTGCTACATTTCTATTAGCCTTTTCTCTTTGTTTTATTAAATCCATAATCTCTTTATTATCTGTTACTTGTTTTGCTTGAGCTAATAAATTTGATCTTTCAAAACCTAATATTGGTTTACTTAAATCATCATCACCAGCACCCTTAGTAAATAATTTTGCTATTTCAGCACCAAGTCTTGTAAAAAACTTACTCATTTCATTTGTAAGGTTTTGACTTTGTTCTCCAAAAGATTTTAAAGCTTGAACACCATCTTCACCAACTATTTTTGTTGTTTCTTCAATTACAGCATTATAAGCAGCTTGTTTTCCCTGAGTTTGTTCAACTAATTTAAGGTATCTTTCTGTATCTGTTCCTAATAAGCCGAAAGATTTTGAAACTGCATTGATATCTAAATTATTAGGATCTAAAGCTTTTCCTAATTGATTTAAACCTTCTATTGCAGTAGTAAGTTGTTGAAGAACAGCAGTAGCAACAAGACCTCCTGCAAAGCCACCCATCTGTCCACCAATCTTAGTTCCTGCAAAACCACCAGCAAAACCAGCAGCACCTCCAAGTAATCCTTGTCCAAATAATAATGGAAATGCACCACTTACTAAACCACTTTGTAATGCACCGCCTTGTTGTAAATTGCCTAAGAATCCCTGATTCATTCCAGGAAACATAGCCTGTTTTTTCTTTGCACTAGCATTTTTAGTAGTCGCACTTGTATTTTGAGACATTAATCTTGTTTGATTTGCAATCGCTTCATTCATCTCGTTAAACATTACTGAACCAATCGCAACTTCATCTCTCATCATTTCAAATGCTTCTAAAGCAGCCATTTGCTGTTTTCTAGTTGTGCCAATTATCTTTCCTGTTTTATTTACTTGTTGTGCATATCTTCTAATCTGTCCTGATGCTTCTGCGACCTGATCTCCTACCTTTCCTCTGATTGCTTTTCCTAAATCTAAACTTCTGATTTTACTTACACTATTTTCTAATTCTTTTGCTTTAGCCTTTGCCTTATCAAGTTGATTTAATCCAATAGTTCTAAATTTTATATTTACACCATATTCTCCTGCCATGAGATTCGACCTAAAAATAAAACTTTATTTTAGTGTACCGCTTTTAGCGTTTTCCTGCTCGTGATTTATCCTTTGCATTTTGTATTGCTTTATCTTCTAGTTCTCTTTTTAATTCAAAAAAAGCTACCCAATGTATAAGTTCTTCCTGAGTTAACTTATTGGTTAAATCTTTTATTGTCATTCCTAACTCTTTTGCTAAAAAAAATATAAAAAACCAATCATTTTTAGCTTTTTAAATCTGCCTTCGCTTCCTCCAATTTATATTCTGCACCAGAATTTAACATTGCAAGTTGAATATCTTGTAAGGTGCTTGCATTTACTTCTCTTCTTAATGATGCTTTATGACCATCTTGAAATAATCGCTTGCCATCTTTATCTAATGCCTTTGTAATCATAAGATTCAAAGCAAAATCTTCACTTGAAGCTGAATCTCCAGATTTTCCAACAATCATTTCTCTCTCTGCAATAGTTAATGGATTCCAATAAATTTCTAAAACTGTTATATCTCCCTCTTTTAATTCATACATATACTTTTGGCTCACACCAAATTTATTCTTGAGCAGTTCAATCGCTTCCATATTAATTTAATATAATAGTTATATTATACTTATATTAAGCATTAGCTGTAAATTGACAAGAAATAAGACCAACAAAATGACTTCTATCTTCAATCTCTAACGGAGTAACTCCATTTATATCAAGCACTCTTGGTTTACAACTAAACGTATCAGTATAATCAGAAGCATTAACAGAAGTAAGCCCATCTATAACAGCCTCTCCTATTGCAGATAGAGTCGCAGTACCTTTCCCCTTTGGACAATAAATATTACATTGAATAACACCAGCATAATAATCAGAAGAAGCTCCCTGATTCTGTAAAGTTGCCTGTGTAAATTCAACTGACATCAAGATGTATTTTGTGTTCTTACCAGGAGTTGTAAAATGCACATTATCATAAACCATCTGAACAGTATTATCTGCTGTTGC